AAATGAATAATCAAGATAGTCTTAAGCAAAGCAACCTGAATTATAGGCAAATAAGTAAATTGGAAATAAGGATAGAGAGTTTAGAGGAGCGAGTCAAGCAATTAGAGCAACAGCAAACCTACTATCCTTTTACCAAAGAAGAATTGTTAAGAGAACCTGTAGGAGGTACAAATTAAATGGATAAAGAAAAAATATACTTTTGTTTATATTGTGGGGCAAAATTAGACTTTGAACCAAAAAAGGAGGCAAACAATGGCTAACTACATATATTCTTGCCCTGTCTGCGATAACCTGATAACGCTGACCAAAGACCCGCAGTCCTGCCCGTTTCAGTGGTCGCTTATCGGACAATGTGATAAGTGTAATAATAAAGTGGAGATATATCAGGATAGCTATGAGATATGGCTGAAGGAGAAGGAGGTGAAAAATGGACGGTAAATTATTAAATTCTGCAGCTAAATTTAATCTTGCCTGTTTAAATAAATTAAGTCAAAAGGAAAAAGAAGGTTGGGGTGGTTGGGATTGGGAATGTTGTAAAACTTCATTTGAGAAAATAATTAAGCATAACGCAAAAAGGGAACTTACCCAGAAGAATTTAATTAATATAGCTAATTATTGTATGTTTTTGTGGAACTTAATAGAGAAAGGAGGTGAAAAGCGATGGAAGTTAAGGAAGCGATAAAACTTATTGATAAAATTGATGATTGGCTTATTAATTGGCAAGACGATGCTGATTCCAGTAGTCTTTCGATAGATACTTTGTATATTATTGATAATATCCCCAAAATAAAGCTTATGCTCGAGCAAGGTGAGGAAGACAGTAAAGAACTAAAGATTGTCAAAGAAGAACTAAAGAAGGTTTGGCAGATGTGGGAGGAATTGAAAGATAGAAATATGTGTGATTCTCGCCCAGATGGACAATATTTAGATGATGAAGATTTTGAAGAATTAGAGCAAAAATACTTAAAGGAGGCGAGTCAGGACGAAGAATGATAGGGCTACTATTGATGGCAGTTAAGGCGAAAAAGAAAAAGAACATAGATAAAAGATTGCTTGATTTATGGGCTGAGGCGGTAAAGATGAGGGCAGGCCATAAATGTGAGTATTGCGGCAACTTAAAGTCCTTAAACTCCCATCACATCTTCAGTAAGCGGCACAGGGCTACTCGCTGGGATATTGATAATGGGATATGCTTATGTGCCAAGCACCATACGCTGGGGAACTTCTCGGCACATCAAAGTCCAGACTTTACTTTGTGGATGTTAGGGTATGTAGGGTTAGACAGATACAAAAAGATACAAGGGCAAGCCTATCAGGTTAAGAAATGGACAGAAGTAGAGAAGGAAGAGATTAAGGTGGAGTTAGAAAATTATATAGAGGGGATAATATGAAGATATTAAGAGTTTTTGTCAGAAAAACAAGCCAAACTCCTGATGATGATTATATGAGAATAGGAATGCCTGATTTATTTATGCCAACAGATGTTGACGAAGTTCATATATCAACCATATTCAGTTGGGATATAGAAAAAGCATTGAGGTTAAAAAATAACTATGAATTATATTATCCCAGAGTTTTAGTTGGTGGCCCCGCTTTTGCTAATAGAAATTATGATCCCCAATTTATTTCGGGTATGTATATTAAAAGAGGAATCACTATAACCACGAGAGGTTGTGATTTTAAATGTCCTTTTTGTCTGGTAGATAAAAAAGAGGGCAAGTTTCAAGAGATTAATATAGAGCCAGGCAATATTATACAAGATAACAATATTCTTTTGGCAAGTAAGGATCATATTAGAAAAGTATTTGGTATGTTAAGAAATCAAAAAGGTATAAGGTTTGTAGGTGGTTTAGATAAAAGACTCTTAAAGGATTGGCATATTGAAGAATTAAGATCGCTTCATATTAAAGAGTTATGGTTGGCTTTTGATAGTTGGGATAATAAAAAAGAGTTTGTTAGAGTAATAGAAAAACTTAAAATGGCTGGATTTAATAGAAACCAAATAAGATGTTATGTCTTAGTTGGTTTTAACGAACCGATACGGGCAGGAGAAGAAAGGTTAAGGTTTGTTTATGATTATGGGGCTTTACCATTTATTCAGAAATATAGGGGTGAAAACGAGGATCAATTATCTAAAGAAGATAGTAAGTTTATAAGAAGATGGTCGAGACCTGCGATTATAAAAAGTATAAATTAGAGGGGAGGTGATAGCCTTACACAACTTCTATTGTGTAAGAGAGCAGGTAATGGCATCTTGTAATAATAAACATATAGAGGGGTTTGAAAAAGTGATAGATAAAATGAGAACGGCAATAATTCTGGAATCCGTACAGACTTGACAAATATTTGTATACTTAAAGTAAGGGGAGTGTAATGTCATATCAATATGATAAATAGTAAAGTAATAAATTATGGTTTAGTCCCACCAGAAACCTCAACACCGATTTGGGGTGATAATGGCATTAATGAAGATAGTATTATCACCTCAATGGACTTCCAAGAGAGTCTGCAAAAACTAACCTCAACCGAAAGAGAAATTATTTTATTATATAATCAGGGCTATTCAGTGCGTGAGATATCTTTACTTGTAAATATACCCACTATGACAGTTCAGGACACAAAGGATAGAGCTATTACAAAATTAAGGAAGATGTTAGATGGAGAAGATAGTATTTATAGCCTCTTTACCTGATATTCAAGCAATTAGCGTTGGCGGACAAACCAGGAACACACGAATTAAAATAGATATACCACAGTCAGAATTGGCAGCGGTAGTAAATTTAATGGCAATGGACGGAACGAAGCCTTTTAAGGTAACGATAGAAGAATTAGCGGAGAGTGATTGGTAATGTCAGCAAATCTGAAAATATCTGAAAACCCAAATTTTACAACAAATGAAAAAGGGCAGAGCAGATATGCCAAAGGCAATCAGATAGGGCGTATGAAGAAGAAAGGATTTACTCTTACTGACCTGAATAAGGTTATAGTTGAATATGAGAAAACACATGAATTTACAATCTTAAAACATTACATAGAACAGCTATTTAAAGACAATACCCTGCTTGGAAAATATATAGATAAAAATGTGCCAACCAAGACCATTAACGAGCTTACCGGCGCAGACGGGACACCGCTAAATATTACGCTAAAGAGGATAAGGTATAGCGAGGAAAAACCCAAAGAATGAATCTTGATATAGATTCCCAACATAATTACAAGCCTTACGATTGGGAAATACCCATAATAGTAGCCTTTGAGCAAGGCAAAGAAATATGGATGACCATACACAGGCGAGGTGGTAAGGATTTATTTTGCTTAAAAGAGATATTACTTCCTGAAGCCTTTGAACGTCCCGGGACTTATCAATATATCTGGCCATCACTAAAACAAGGGCGTGATTCTTTCTGGGAAGGCAAAGACGAAGAAGGCAGGGATATAATGAATTACTATATCCCACAAGAGATGATCCTTCATAAAGATAATGCCGATATGAAACTTACAGTAGCTTCTATAGGCGGTACATCAATTATACAGCTGTTTGGCACGAATATGGGACAGTATATTGCCCTCCGGGGTAAGCCTTCTAATGGTGCAGTATTCTCTGAATATTCTTATCAAGACCCTCGTGGAGATGAAGTTATATCCCCGATGATAAGGAAAACTGGCGGATGGAGAGCGTATAATTCCACTCCTAATGGGAATAATCACCACAAACAGAGATTTTATTTAGCTAAAAACAATCCTAACTGTTACACAATATTAGCTACGGTTTTAGATACTTACGATCATAACGGCAATAGGCTTGTAACTGACGCAGACCTACAAAAAGAACGTGATGACGGCAAGACAGAGGATTTTATTAACCAGGAGTATTACTGCTCATTCAATCAGGGGATCGAAGGCACTTATGTTGGCAAGGAGATGCAGGCCTTAGAACTGGCAGGACATATAACCAAAATACCCTATGAACGGGATTTACTGGTTGATACTTACTGGGATTTGGGCGTAACCTCAGATGCTATGGCGGTCTGGTTTGTCCAGCAGTTGGGCAATGAAGTAAGATATATAGACTTTGCAGAGGCAACGGCCTCAACCTTCACTTACTGGGCAGAGTTATTTAAGGAAAAGGGCTATCTATTTGGCAGGCACTTTGCGCCGTCTGATGTTAGAGTCAAAGAAATGGTTACTAAGGGGGCAGTAGCCAAGACACGGTTGGAACACGCAGCAGATGTAGGAATTAAGTTCGAGATTGTTGAAGATTGTTCTCATCAGAATAGCGTAGAGGTTTTAAGAGGTCTGCTTCCGGTCTGCTGGTTTGACGAGGAAAAGACACGCAAGGGCAGAAGGCATTTAGAGATGTGGGGTAAGATATGGAATGACATCATGCAGATGTATACAGGGGTTGAAAGGCGAGACGATCATCACCACGCAGGGGCGGCAATCAGGTATTCAGCTATATCAATCAGGCAGATAGGACTATACAAAAGCACCAGCCAGGGCTACGCAGATAACGACTACGACTATGTTAAGAGGCATAGCAATAAGTACAGCGGATTATAGGGGGGAAGTATGGAAGATTTAAGTAAAGCTATTTATTTATTAGACAATATCACGGAGAACATGGAATGGATTAAATTACTACTTGAAAAAGATAGGTTTATCGCACCCTTAACAACGCATGACCTTATAATGAAAAGGTTAGAACAAGTAAAAGAGATAGTTAAGAGTAATTATATTGATAACAAACCAAGAAAAACAGATTTTACTACAATAGAAACACCTACAAGTATAGGCACACCAACCGAGTATAACACCTTCACAGGCGACAAGCCCTTCGACCGTGACAGCGTAGGGGGAGAGGAGCTACATGAAACCAGTTGAAATAGGGGGATTTAATTTTAAAGTAATCTACCCTTATATATTTAAAGAACGTTTTGATTTATGTGCTCAAATAGACAGAACTTGTGAAGAAATCAGAATAGCAAGAAATGATGGAAATAACAGGCCATATTGCCAACATAAATTAGAAGAATCAATTATACATGAAATTTTACACGGGATTGATTATATATACAATAATGATTCACTTACAGAAAAACAAATAGAGGGTTTAGCTATGGGTTTACATCAAGTTCTTCAAAAGAATAATATATATGAGATATTTGAGAGTTTAAAGAAGGAGGGTTAACCATGCCCTGGAAGATAACAGGTAAAGACGATAAATGTAATGTAGTTAACCAAAATACCGGCAAGAAGAAGAATAAGAAGCCGATGTCAAGGGCAAAGGCGAAGGCTTATTTGAGGGCTTTGTATGCCAATGTGAAAGAAAAATAAATAATAAAAGTTTAGGGGGAAATTAAACATGTACGAAGTATTATTAAAGAAGTTAGAAATAACATTAAAGAACGGGGTAATAGGTAAGGAATTGTCAGGTATACTCGATCTCATCATCAAAATCAAGACTATCCAGGCAATGGACACTTCGGCTGAGCTGATAGCATACAGCCGAAGGGTATCGAGGAATTAAGGGGGGAAGATGAGCGCATTAACCGAAGTAATGTCAACTTATTACACAAAAAAATGGGCTAAAATGTATGGATTAGATATAAAATATGCAGACGAAGCTTTAAAGATGATTGACGAAATAAGTGCTGAAACTGATTATGATGTAGATATAATTGAGGCAGTTGTTTTATCTTCATATCCATTAAATCCACCAGAAACTATATTTGATAAATTAGAGAGAAGTAGTAAAGGTAAAAACGCTGGTAAATTAGTTAAGTTTTGTAGGTATTAAATTAGGGGGGAATAATGGATAATAATGTTAATTTTAATAATATTATGGGTATTCACAAAATAGAAGCGTATGACCCCAATTCATCTAACCCATTAGAAAGAGTTATAGCAGGTCTATCAGAAATAAAAGACAATCCAAACGAAACATATTCTTGGAGATTTGATTATAAAGGAAAAAGATATGCGAACACTATTTCTGGAAGAAGGTCAAGTCCAATAACAGATGAAAACATTTTATTATTAATGCAAGGTATGGTTAAAAGTATGGAGTATTTAATAAATAAAAATAAGAAAAAGAAATAATTAAGGGAGGAAATATGAAAATTTATAGACGCGATTATCAAAGTTATGAATTTGATGGAATAGACGATATATGTTGTGAAGAACTTAAGAAAGCATACGAAGGAGAAGATATAGTAGCTGAAAGATATGATGAAAAAATAACGCTTAGATGTTGGGATTTTTATCTTGAAGAATATAACAAATATCAATTAAAATACTGTCCATTTTGTGGGAAAAAGATAAAGATTAAATAATATAACAATTCTCGGGGGAGATAGGACAATGATTATAAATGGCAAAAAAGAAAGACGGGAAGGCAAAGACAAGGGGTAAGGCTTTAGTCGAGTTCGTTCTCAACCGTTACAACTACTCCAAGACCAACATGGCAACCCGCCACGCCCAATGGGAAGAGTATTACGCTGACTACCGAGGCACACGATCCGACCTAAAAGAGGAATGGCAGGCCAATTATGTGGTTACATCACTAAAAGAGGCAGTCCGCACAAAGCTACCTATTTACATGAATATCCTGTTCCCTGCCGACCTCTCCAAGTCCTTTGATATTAAGCCAGGTGAGGAAGAGGACGAAGCCGCTATTCCTGCCTTAAAAGATATCATCACCTACCAGTTAGGCAATGTAGGCAAAGACATGGGCGGACTGTTTAATGTGGCAGAAGGGCATATTAAGCAATTCGAGATATACGGCTATTCACTCACTAAAGTCCCCTGGATAGAAAAGACCGAGAAAGGTAAAACTATATTCGAGGGACCGGACATCGAGGTATGCGATATCTTTAACGCCTATCCGGACCCTGTTGCTATCGATGTTAATAAAAGCTGGATAGTTATCCGCAAGCCTGATGTCTTTGTATCACATTTGAGACAGTTAGAGACACAAGGGGTCTATCACAGCATATTAGATATTAAAGACACTTCACAGCCGGGAGCAAGTGATACAGTAGGCGAAAACAAAATCAATACCGATAGAGTAGAGCTACTGGAATATCACGGTGATGTGCCTAAATCGCTATTAGAAGGCAAGATATACGATGAGGTACAGGTGAACGCCTTTGAAGATGATTATGTTAGGGCTATAGTTACTATTGCCAATCGTGAAGTCTGTATCAGAAATGAAGAATATCCCTTCGACTGCGGTAATATCTTCGTTGACGCAAGTAAAGATAAAATGCCTAACGAACAGTTTGGTGTAGGCACAGGTGAGGATATCCAATCCTACGCCGAAGAACTGACTAATGCCCACAATAAATTATCCGACTGCATTAATATTATAGCTAATCCAATGGCAATTATGAACCAACAGAAGATGGCAGGCGTATCCGGTGGAATAGTTATCGCCCATCCGGGAAAGGTATTCTTCACCAACCCCAATGTAGAAGATGTCAACCGGGCAATGGCTTTCATAAATACTACCGCACAGGCGTCTTCACTTACACCGCTAATCGCTTTTATACAGATGTTGGAAGAGAAGATCATGAAAACCACACAGGCAGTCCCGGTTATTGCTTCTATGCCAACCAAAGAAGGTTTACCAGATACACTGGGGGCGACCAAGATGATGCAGGGGAACGCAGCTGAGCCGATTAAACATATCGTCAAGCATTGCCTTGAACCGTGGTATCAGAAAGTGCTGGAGATTATTTATAAGCATGACTTGCAGTTTTTTAGTAAGGAAACGGCTTACCGTGTGTTAGGCAAGGAAAGAGGCGCACAGTGGTTAGCCGAGAAAAAGAGGAAAGAAATAAAGAAAGAAGATATTAAACTTGCCGGTAATCCTGACTTTATACCAAGAGGCGTTAGTATATTCGAGGAAAAACAGGTAGAGCTGGCCAACTTACTTAAACTTACCGAGATAGCACCGATGTATATGAAACCTGCTACTGACCCGATGGGTAATGTGCAGACAGACGGCGAAGGCAAGCCTGTAATGGTGCCTGTCTATAATCTTGAGGAGATAGCTAAACGTGTAGGGGAAGATATGAACTTCTCCGATTTAGAGGAATTAATACCGGGGTTAAGAGAAGAAAGGGAAAAGAAAGAGGCACAAATGACCGCCAATCAGGCAGGGGTTAAATCCACTACTCCTGCAGCCCCGCAACAAGGGACAGCAGGCAGAATTCCCCCGTCTCCGGCTGTTCCTGCGGGAATGAGACCGCCAATACCACAAGGGGGACAACCACCACAAATAAGAGGGGGAAGATAAGATTAAGGAGGGGAAACTATGAAAGATAATAAAAAAATTGTATCTAAAAGAGATATTGTAATACCCAAAGGAACCGTATTTAATAATTGCGATAATACATCAAGCCAATTTTACGAAGATAATTTTGACACTTATGTTGAACTTAATAAAGATACTACTGCAAGAATAATAGTTAGTAGTGAGAATAAGGAATATTTTGAGGTGAAAGGTGTGTAATTGTGTAAATATAAAAATGGGTAGTTATGATAATCAAATTACATTAAAAATGCCTAATGGGGAATTAATGGGCGTTGATAAATGTATTGCTGAAGAAATTAAATATGTATGGTCATGGGGAGTTAAAACTACTGGTTGTTGTTGTGGCCATAACACTCAAGAAGGGTATATCGGGGTAATTGACAAAGATATTGAATTTATGAAAAAGTCTGGTTATAAAGTTTTATTTAATAAAGAAAATTTAAGTGATGAAAGAAATTTTATACCTAAAAGTCATAATAATAATAATAATAAGGGGGAAGAATATTATGAGTATAAAGATAGATATATATGAGAAAATGTGGGGAGAATTAACGCGCCTTTTAAATTTAACCAGTAATTTTCTTAATGGGAACGATATAAGAAAAGAAATGGAAAAGATTGAGCAGAAATACCTCCCAAAAAAAGAAGAACACCCCACGCCATTAGAAGAATTAAAATTACAGGCAAAAATATTTAATGACGCTTTAAATGGAGAGGTCAATAAAAGATACCCACGAATGGATTTTCGTAGAGATAACGCAATATTAACACTATTTAATGAATTACCAGTAATTATAGAAGATGTATATAGTAAAATAAGAGGGGGAAGATAAATGACCAACTACGACTCCGCCATTGAGCAGGCTGACCGCCTGCGTACCACCATAAACACGGCTGGCTGGAAAGATATATTAAAAATCAAAAATGATAAAAAAGCACATTATACCGATAAAGCGCTTACCGAGAAGGAAATAAGTAAAATCTATTATGCACAAGCCTATGTTGAAGCTGTTGATAGTCTGTTTTTAGAGATTGACGCATTGCTAAATGTAGGCGATGAGGCAAGTAAATTAAGGAAGAAAAAATAAGGGGGGAAATTATGAAAAAGACCGAGATAGAAAATGAAGTATTTACGGTTACACACCATTTGGGTATGAACGAACTTAATACTCAATGTTTTTCAAAAAATGGAATGATTAAACACATAATGGATTATATGTGTGAAGAATTTAAATCTTTTTTAGACAAAGAATATGACTTGGATGAACGATATTTTACCGAAGATTTGTTTATGGTTAATAAAATTAGATTTGTTCCCACAAGTATATTTTATGGAGATTTTGATAAAAAGAAAAGAAAAAGCGTTACAAAGACAATTAGAACAAACCAAGAAAGGAGTATTTTAAATCATGACCAACGAGACAACCAATAACCAACCATCTGCCCCTGATGAAGGACAAACAGATACTGGACTGGTAGAAACAGAGGATTATGAAACGCTTTCCAATGAAGAACTGGAAGCAAGAGTCAAGGGGACACCTGCACCTGTTACAACCGAACCGCCAACCGTTACACCAACCGAAGAACTGCCTGACGACCTGAAAGGCAAGTCAGCCGAAGAATTAGCTAAAGCGTATCTAAACATACGCAAACTGCACTCCAAACAAGATGAGGAACTGGGTAACCTGCGTAAATTTAAAGAAGAAGCCGAAAAACTCGATACCGATATGAAGCAGTATCAGATAGACGCTACCTCACGGAACATCGTAGAAAATGAAATCAAAACTATGACCGATGCTGAAAAGCAGAAGTT